GGGAAGACTACCGGCCTTAAGGCCGGCACCAACCTCCTGGTTACACCTTACCAAATATTTGGTAGGGCGTCCATGGAGACCGTTCTCCTCGAGACACGACTGGTTGAGTAGTCCAGCCAATGTCCTGTCGAGGGTCAACACTGATCGGAAGATCAGTGGATTCTTTCATCATAAACCAGTGAAGCTGACTGCTTTCGTCATTATGCTTCACTCGTTTAGTCACAGGTACTAAACGGTGGCGCGGGGAATCCCCCGTCACCAGCGCTCCTGGATCCGTCGGATCAATCCCGCCGTGTAGGCGGGCAGGCACGTACTTGGACCATTTAAAGTGGAAAGCGGCGAGATCCGGGGTCGTAAAGAAACCCCATCCTCGTCCGTCCCACTCCAAAATGTGATTAAGATGGAGTATCAAGTCCATCAGTGAAAGAATCTCCCTTCGGATATAGAAGGGAGTGACTTCGAAGCCGTTGTGGTAATGCTTCCCACAGCTCTCGCGGAAAGGACCACGCCAATAGCTTTTCTTCGCATTCACGGTAAAACCGATGAAGTGGAAGAGTTGCTTAAGGCGCGGAACGATCTTTGAGGGTGCTATGATGTCATCACCATATACGGAAATGGTCCCCCGAACACCGGACTTCCAACAGACTACGCGAGTTATTGCGTAGAATAGAAGGGATTCCAGTTCGAAAGTGAAGCCGTTACCCATCGACGAGAACATTTCCATCTCGTGAGAGATGGACCCTCCAACGGAGGGATCCTCGATGATGGTTGACTTCACTCGGAGATCATCCAGAAGTGACCACCATTCAAACGGCAGCATGTCAAAGACTAGCTGCTTAGAGATGGAGTCACTTGCACTGCTGAGATCGACCGTTGCAAGCCCGAAGAACGGGCCCACGCAGGCGTAGTCTTGGTTGGTAGTCTGGTCATTAAGATTAATGCCAAACATACGCAGCCTCGACCGGATGTGGTTTCCCACAGCCCTCTGCAGTAGCACATTGCCTTCTGGCTCTTTACAAGCCACTCGGTCAATGTCTGTCTTCTTTGGAACGGTGAATAGCACGCTCTCCTCTCGCAGGACGATTTCCTGCCTGGACAGTGGTGTCGCAGAAGCGAACCCTATCCAATGCTTAAATGCAGAGTTAGAGAGATGCACCTCACCTTGAAGCTTGTGTAGGGCCGCCGCAGGCGACCGCCCTACACGTGTACTTGCCCCATTTGTGTGAAACACTCCGGAATTCTTTATCAGATCCGGGTATTTCATGGGACCAAGTATACGCCCAATTAAGGTTTTCACTCTCGAGCACAGTTGCTCGTAGGTGAGCCAACCGAAGTCAACATCTCCAAGATAGAGACGTTGGTTGGTTTGGGCGTTTCTGGCTTCACACTGCAACCACTTTGTGATCGCAGCCGTGCGACGGGCTTTCGGCGGGACGGTTTGTTGGTCACAATACTTCGAAAGGAGTTCCTCTCTCAGATACTGTGACTTAAAACCATCCGTTGGAAGTGCTTCCAGGAGTTCACGAATGAACGCCTTCGAGCAACCCGCAGGTAAACGAGTCTCAAGCTTATGCTTGCGGTTCCGTTTTCGCATAACTTCTCCTTAGGACGAAGTTTAAGATTGGCTGCCACCATATGGAGGGCAGAATTCGAACAGGCCATCTCTCCCGTAGTACAAACCACGAGACTTATCGTGGAAAATACCATGAGAGATCATGCAACCTGTAAGATCGACGAAAGCTTTATCGTCGCAGAGTTCCTGGTTACTCTCTTCCAACTGAGGAAGAAAGTCCAGCTGGTCAGTATTACCCTTAGGGTTAGTATTGTCCATCATGGACTCCTCTTAGGTTGAGAGCTTTCAGAAATCCAACGAAGTTGGAAACTCTTTCTGGCTCCATACAAAAGGGAATGGGTTTGGCTCATCGCCGGGCCCAGGTTCCCAGAAAGGGAAGAGCTTTAAGAAAGTCTCCCCTGGTAGTCTGCCCTCATCCAAAGATGAGATGTCCTCAGCGTCCGAGAGTGTCTGGTTAGGACAATTCTCGGGGAATACGTCGGGATACAAAAGGTACCCGACACTGAGTAGGCAGGCGCCAATACCAGCTGCTATGGTGGACCCCCCCGAGGGGAGAATCCGTGAAACAGCTGAAATGACAGTCGACAGGAAGGAGATCACCAGATCGCCTCTCCATCAATCAGAGTGCTATTGATAACACTCTGGTCCGAAGCCAACGCGTCGGCAAGCATACCAACGACGTTGTCTCGCTCCGCCTCAGTCGAGGAAAGAGCGAAGTTGAACGTCACGTCCGCGATGGACGTACGAGCAACTTTCGGAACTGTCACCCCGTTGATGGTCTCATTGACCACCACCGGAACCTCGAGCTTAACACGGACCTTACGGACCGTGTTCGACTCGCGCCAGGAAATCGAGAACTTCTCGTCCTCGAGAACCGTAGTGCCAGCATTCTTAAAGAATGCGACACTGTTGTCCTGGGAAAACCCGTTCGGTTTGAACGTGTGGTCTCCAGGGATATCTTCACGATCAACAATCGTGAATGAAGCGGCCTGTGTCATACAGAACCCTTTTCTGTTAGTCACAGCGAGGTCACTCAAACCTGGCTATAACAAATTGCTAGCCCGCGGGATTGCGGACTAGTAGCACCTACACTACATAGGCGTCAGCAGCTCAAGGTCGCGAAGCGACAATGAGTGCTAATCCGGACAAGATCTTACTGATGTCCAAGTTTGGATCAAAGTAAGGTATAGGTATAGGGAAGGAAGTCAATAGACTCCTTCTCATACTCTTAGTCCGGTAATTGACTGAAGCCATCTTACCACTGTGAAACCCAACGTTTCCAAACGGAGGGTACTTAGCTGTGAAATTATTTTCCAGCCAAGTTGTCGTGTAACCTGTCTTAAACACTGTTCCTAAAGAAGCAGTGAAAGAGGACAGGAAATTCCCGACTGGCATAAACCAGTCGAAGACAAAGGAGAGGGGAACAAGTTCCCAAGCAATCTCCCACGGGTTAAGTAGCCCGAGGCGATTGAGGTCGTAACGTGTTTGATTCGCGATAGCGAACGACACGCCTACTTCCACTCCTCTTTTCACAGATCCAGTAACACTCCCTTTACTGTATGTAGCATACAGCTTAGGCAACTCATAGCTCTTATCTTCCATAGCTGATCGGAAGACAAAAGCCTCGGAGTTGGGTAGCCCGTCAGAGGACGCTTTACAAGCATTGTAAATGTCGTTCATCATGGGCTGCCAGGCGTACTTATACTGGAGGTAAGCGGACGCAGCAGAACGGGGCACCCGAGAGGGATGCCCCCCGCGTCCAGGTGAGCGATCGCCAAAATAACGTATCACTACGTTTCTGGCCTTAGTAGGGTTCCTCTCACGAATGGCGCGAAATAGATTCGCGGCAGAAATGAGAGTGTTTCCAACGAAGGATATCGCCTCTGGTAGTTCACCAAGGGCAACACCTAAGTTGAATTCGTTGTTACGAACCTTGTTAAGCACTGAGCTTTGACACCTCGAGATGAGATGTCCAGGGACCAGTGGATCATGAGGGTAGTTCGGAGAACACCCCCACATCAAACCGTTTGGAAACGGTTGCTCACTACGGCCTTCACCGGAATGCTGATGTCCTTCGTCAGAAACGTAGCGGAAGCTACCCAACTGAGCGAAGCCGAAGAACGCCCTATACGACGTTGCATCGACATAGGTCCCACCATAGCTTTGGGTGGGTTGAGAATCAGATCGGTACGTCCGAGTGGTAAGTGAAGGGCTCACGTATGGGCCCAGCCACTGAAAACCATTCCACGTAACCTCTTGCGAGGCATCCGTGAAAAACGTATGATCATCTCTCATCACCAGTCCTTTCGATGAAGTATGGGAGGCAAACAACTGTTTGCCGAACGCACAAAGTGCGAACAGGGAATATCCCCTGATGGGAACCCGAAAGGGT